AATACGAATGGATCAGCACGGTTTGATAGATCTTTCATGACAGAGAAGATACTATCACTAGGACCACCAGTATTATCAACAACTTGTCGAAGTGTGTCGAGTTGTTGTTGGTCAATACTCTTACCACCAGCTACCTTGAGTAGATTTCCTCGTGTTTGACGGAAAGTACCAACAGTAGCAGAAACAATATCTTGCAACGAACCACGATTCATTTGAGCACGTAGTGCTGCAGGTTTGGCAACTAATCCAGCAAGTTCTTGTCGATTCTCTGCTAGACGTTGAAGTAGCCCTTGTCTAATGGCATCATTTCCCATTGCACCACCACCCATACCCAAGAATCTAGGAGTTTGCTTAATACGTTCTCGTAGGTTCTTAGCTTCAATGTTGAGGTCTTTTCTTCGCTGTTTCATAACAGCTTTAGGATCAACATTTGCAGCAGCAGTTTGAGCGACGTTTGATATAGCGTTACCCATACCTTTGAAATCCATATCAAGAAGACTTGTTGAAGGTTTGTTAAACAAAGCTTGCTGTTTTCTAGTATTTTCATCTAATTGATTTTTAACAACAGCTCTTCTATCAAGCTCGTTTCCTATTAAGGTATTGTTGGATAGTCCTGCTTTAGTGTTTTTATGGTATTGTTCAACGTATTTTTGATACGCAACAGCACTTTCTTCTTCTATCTTTTTGCGTTCTTCCTTCAACGCTTTCATTTGATCAGAACTAGGTTTCAACATATTTCCAAATAGTTGACCAATTCCTCCACTTGCTAGTCCTCCAAGGAATCCTCCGACTTGACCAAATGGTGTACCGCTTTGGGTTTGGATTCTTGATTGTTTAGCAGCATTCTTCTGTGCAGCATCTTTATCCGCTCTTGCAGCAGCAATACCAGCTTTTGCATTTGCTTCTGTGTCAACAGAGAAGATTGAAGTAAGCCGATCAAGAAATCCTTTCAGGATACCATCAAGAGCCTTGTTGGTAGTCATGAAACTATCAGTGATTGCTTTTCCTGCTTTTGCATTTGCATTGGCATCAGCAGTTGTTCCTGTTGCAGCACCATCTGTAAGTTTGGCTAACTTATAAAAAGCTTCACCAATACTTGCAAATCGTCCACCCCAAAGATTGGAAACAGCTTTGCCGACTTCCATAAATCCATCTGTTAGCAAGTCAAACATCTTGACAATGGCAGATTGAATGAAAGTAGCAAGATTATTCATTACAATAAATATGTTTTGAATAGTGCTATTTACAATCTTTGCCATCTCAATTAGTGCAGTACCAACAAAGCTAAACGCAGCTTTAAGGTTTTCTGCACTAAAGATAGATTTAATAGTTTCACTAATACTTCCCAGAAGATTCCCGGCCCCACCACCAGTCAATCCTTGTATTGATGCTCCAATGTTTGAGAAAGTAGCACCAAAGATAGAACCAACTAGATTGACAATCTCCAGCAAAGATAGTGTTATCTTTCGAAGGAAATCATACAGTGGAGCAACTGCTTCAACAACTTGTAAAAAAGCAATCTTCAAGTTGCTTTTTACAATGTCTGCAAGAGTAGTGAATCCTACAATCAAACCTTTGATTCCAAGTTCACCCTCTCCAGCAAATATGTTCTTGAATGCTGCACCAAACAAAGCAAATACAGGTTCAAGGTCTTTAGCAGTTCCTCTGATCGTTTCAAAGGCTTTACCAAATCCTTCTCCCAGTCTAGCAAAAGCATCTCGAATAAATCCAATCTTTGGTCCGAATAGGATTAGTAGTTCGATGATTGTCAACCAACCACTGATACTAAATACAAATCGTCGGATACCATTGGCAATTCGAAGTAATCCTAATCCAACTCCACCAGCAGCTTTGAAGAACCTGAACAAACCAACAACAGAATTGTCAAGTAGTTTGGGAAGACTTTTAATTCCAGATAGAATCAGTTTAAACCCACCACCGAAAAGTGATTTAAGTCCAGAACCAAACAGTGATTTAATTGCAGTTTTGAATTTTGCAATTGTTACTGTTGGGGCTTGAAATAAGTCTTTCAAAAAGGTTAAGACAATAGCTCCACCAGCAACTAGCTTTCTCAATCCGGAATCAAGTAAGCGAATAAGTCCTAAAACTCCACCTACTGCTTTCTTAACTCCAGCTAATCCCTTTGCCGCACCTACTCCCAATCCAGCTAGTACATCTGCTTTTCCTACTCTCCCGAAGAAGCTAGTAGGACGTACTTTACCAGCCGATGCCCCTCTTGCTACTCTCTGGGGGGAGAGGAGTTTGGCTGATAAGAATTCATCGAATTGTTGAAATAGTCCGCCTTTCTTGGTTAGGCTAGCTCCCTTGCCTTCTCGTCGTACTCTGTTGAAGAATACTCCCATTGTACGTGTGAGAAGAACTAATTGTCCATTTAATCCTGAGATTGCTAGGCTGCTGAGGTTCTTGAAGGATACTGCTAGGAGTCCTACGATTCCAGCAACTTTGCCTCCAATGAAAGATAATGCCAATAGACCCGCACCAGCTCCTAATATTGCAGGAGGTAGCAGGACCATAGGAATTATTAAAGATTCATTTGCTATTGCTAGTTTCTCAAATGCCGCTGAGACAGCAGGAACAACTTCAAGGATGGGAATCAGTGCTTTTGAGAACAGACCTCCAAGTGTGATTCCAAGCGACTCAACAGAAGAACTTGCTCTACGAATTGATCCACCAAATCCACTGTCCATTTTAACAGCAGCATTACGTGCTTCATTTCCAGCACCACGGATAGCCTTCTGCAAGTCGATGATCTTTTTGATATCATCAAGAGCAGTAATTGCTCGACCACCACGAATGTTGAACAATCGTTGTAGGATTGATACTTGTTGGAGATTACCAAGCTTGTTAATCTTAGTGTATAGCTGTTCCAGAAACGTAATGAAGTCTTCGCCATTGAAGTCTTTTGGTACAGTGATACCAAGAGTCTTTTTGATGATTTCTGATTTGCCGGCAAGATTCAAAAGAGCAGTATTCAAAGAAGTACCAGCTTTGGTTCCCTTCAATGATCGTTCTGCCATTTGAGTGAGCAAAGCAAGAGTTGTAGGTAGATCGATGTTCAATACACGGACTGTTCCTAGAACCTCTTTGATTGACTCTTTGAGGTTTAAGATATCCAATGTACCTAATCGTGCAGCAGCCACAAATTGACTTGCTACTTCATTTGCCTTACTGGTTTCAATACCGAAAGATCGCATGGTATTGATAAGAATGTCACCTGATTGTGTCAGTGTGACTTGACCTGCTCTTGCTAAGTCAAGAGTAGCTTGTAGGGTGTTCAAAGTCTCTAAAGCATTCAAACCACCTTGAGCGAGAACAGTTGCAGCTTCTGCTACTTCTTTTGCTGTGAAAGAAGTAGTACGTCCAAGTTCACGAATCCTTGCTTCAAGCTTTGCGAAGTCTTGCTCTGTTGCTGTCGACTTGGTTTGTAGAAATAGAATTGCATCTTCGAAATCTCTGAAAGTATCAGTGATCTGCTTTGATGCAATTCCGCCTAACAATCCGCCAGAGAATAGCTCCAATCCAAATCTTCCTACACTTGAGGAAAACTTGTTTAGCTTGCTGGAAATAGAGCCAAGTGCTTTGTCAATCGACTCTTGCACCTGAACTACTATTACCGTCTTTCCTGATATTATTCCGCTTCTTGGAGCCATGTTTTAATCTCTGGGGGAGGAGGTCTGGGTTCTGGGCACTGCAAGCCCAAGTTATTTGTTGATCCTCCATTCGTATTTGCAACATATCGATCACTTCACCCATTGTAAATTCGTGTGGGTAGAAACCGATAGTTGCAGTAAACTCAAGGATCATGTTTAGGAATTCAGCCTCGGTTGGTTGGACTCTGCTGCTAGTTCGTCCATCGCTTTGGATACCTGTTGCTTTAGCAACTCTGGCAGCCGCTTCTTCAATTCCCTTAGCATCTCCCTCGCGGCTGGATCGGAAAAATTTACAATTGCATTCCACAGACATTCTTTGAAAGATGTCAAAGAGTCACGGGTAAGATTGTCAATTGCCTTTTCTCGGTCTGCAAGTTTCTTACTTACAAACCACCACCAAATCTCGATGATCTTTTCGTCATTTAATGAGAGTTGGATGGTAATGTTGTCAAGATTGTTTCCTTCAAACATATTAAAGAGATTGACATCAAAGTCAGCTTTCAATGTAAATGCTTGAGGAATGTCGATTACAATCGGAAATTCCATTTCTTGGAATTTGTATACGGGGGCGGCGTCTCGTGCCATTATTCAGGTGCCTCAATTCGAGTGAAGGATTCGGAAAGCTTTTGTGGATGAAAGGCTTTGTAAACGAGTAGCAGTTGCTTGACGTTTACAGATACATTGTCTTGCAATGGAGGAAGAAAGTCTTGAGCGTGCTCGATGCCAATTGCTTCGATAAGCAGTTTGCGAGGAACCCAATCAATTACTTGATCCGTTTGCAGAAGAGCATCGATCATCTCTTCTGTTGTTGTGGCTTCAACTGGTCGTGTCATGGTTTACCAGCATCCTTCATTAATTGAAGTAGTAATTTAGGATTAACTGGTGCCAATCCAATAAGTCTTGTTTCAGCAGCTCTTTTCAAAACACTGGAACTATCATTGCCTTTTGCAATTGGTTCCTGTTCTGTTTCCATTACGTAGGAGAACAGATTGTGTTCTTCGCATGTTTCGAAAGGAATGATTAACATTACATCTTCGGCATGTACTAGAACTTCTTCAACTCCAATGTGGAGTCCGGATAGTGTTTTAACGTAGAGCTTACGTTTCTTTTCAAGTTCTTCTGTTAGAAGCATAATAAATAACAGACGAGATTGCTCTCGTCTGTTCTCGTTGTAGTGGATGAATTGTGTGGGTTACGAACTGATAACTGTTTGGTTCCAATCCGCTGCGGTTCCAGCAGAAAGAACTTTGACAGCTTTTACTTCGCAGGCAGTTTCAACGCAAGCAGCAGGTTTGAGATTGAAGGCAGCTTCCATCTCACCTTCTCCTGGGGCGGAGACTGATCGATCAAAGTTGAAGAACTTTCCGGAGTACCCGAATGAGTTCACACTTGATACTGGACCAGTTAGCACCATGAAGTGTCGTGGATTACCGCCACCCTTTGCTGCATTGATGACTTGGAAACCTTGATAATTAGCTTGTGGAATTTGATTTCCACTGATCGTAATATCACTGTCACCAGGATTGTAAACCTTGATTTTTCGGGCACCACGACGATTAACTTGTTGTTCGTCGTCAGTGTCTCCGATTGTCAAGTCACCAATGATCCCTACGTGTTCGACCCAAACTGGACTGGCACAATCTCCTGAAAGATTGTAGTACAGTCTTGCATTACTGCCGTCATACTGGCAGTCGACAATGCTCAATGTTGTCATAGTACCTTACCTAATTGAATTGAGAACTCTCTTGGAATTTTCCCTTTCAGACGTTCAACTGTCTTACTCATGTAGGGACGTTTTGGATAAGATATTAACCTAAATGGACCTCTAACAGTAAATACTTGCAATCCAAATTCATGGATTGAAGGTATTGGCTGTGACTCTTTGTTGGAAGTGGGGAACTTTCTTGGTCCTACTAATCCAGTGTTACCATCCACATGGAAGTCGATTACCCGCAAACCAGCCTTTGTATGTGCATGAGGTGCGGCAGGAGGTGTTGATGATCCTGGACGTACTTTCAATTTGTTAATTGCATCTCTTCTAATCAAGCCGCAAACTCTGTAGATCGCTTCGCGTTTCGACCTTTTAAGTTTGGCACTTAATTGTTTGAAGAATGTAACTGTTCTAGCAGACAGTTTTAGCACGTTTTATACCCCAAAGTGATTATTGCTAGGTAAACCCGTTCTTGAAGAGCAGATTCATTTGGTGGATCAGATTCAATAGTGTCCAAACTAGCCCCCTCCATGGAAAAGTGTATTAAGAACTTTTCAAGATTGTCTTGACAATTTCTCAATAAAGACCATTCGGATGAAGGTGTTAAATCAGCAACTGTTTTCAGATCTAATTTAACAGAGTAAGGCCTGCAAATACTAACAGTGATAAATGATGTTTTTAAGACACCGCTCTTACCTTTAAGTCCGGTGACTACATTTACTTGACTATTATTACGAGTTTTCGATAAATCGAATTCGTTAAAAGACGGAGTAACATAGACACCAAATTCAAGATTTAAATTACCACCTTCGGCAATAGGGTCAAAATCCACAATGACTGGTAATTCCGTTGGGATTTCCAGCCCCCCTACCCAATTCCCTGGGAGGGAGTCGTTGAGTCCTATCGCTATAGCACTTGCAATTTCAGTCAGTAACATATTTAGTCGCCACTAGCACTTTGTTACGATAAGTATCGTTATACGTATTGGTTTTACTTCCCATCTTAACCAATTCGTACAGGGTTGAATCCCACGTTATTCGGAGTCCGGGTAACAATGGGATTGCTTTCTCTTCTACTTCACTTCTGTTAAAAAGAAACATGGTATTCTCTAAGCGAACATTAACTGCTGCTTTAACAAGATTACCAGCTTCATCTACCACATTAGCAAGTAGAGTGTTGGATGTCTCAACACCATCAACAGACCATGAACACGTAACCTCAAAGGATACGTGTTCATCGGTCATTTCAGTGAGCCAAGAAGCTCCCCAATCCAAAAAGTCAGTCATAACAGATTCCTACTTAATTCAAATTTGGCTTGCTACTCAATTCGCAATGAAGTCTGACAAACTTCTATTTGAATTAAGTAAGAGATGTGTTATGAACTGAGGATTGTTGTATCCCCGTCTCGAACATCAGGAATTCCAGTTCCCCAGAATGTCTGGTTGAGAACCATTCGCTGTTGGTGCATCAAGACTTTGACACGTGCTTGGCTGGTTGTACAGGCAATTGGCTTGCCAGTTACAGTATCCAAACTCATGTTGTTCTTGTCGTAATCCATCACAGCGTGACCAAGGAAGTATCCTTTGGAAGGCTTGACGTTGGTTGCATATCCAGGAACTACGCTATCAGCCAAGTTGAGGTCGAAGTAAACTTCGTGACCTGCAAGAATGTCTGTTGCAAGTGCAGGGTCAACAATGAAGTTGGCTTCTGCACCAAAGTGTAGTTGTCCTGGTTCTTTGGCCAAAACTACGAACTTACTGATCCCTAGGCGATCCATGTAGATCAGAGGTTCACCAATCAAGATGGCAGTTGTGAACATGTTGAAGAAATCAACCTGTCCACCAAAACCTTCCTGACTGAAAGTTGCCACCATTTCTGGTGTTTCGAGTACCACTGGTACTGCTTCACGATTTGGTAATGACATCGGCACGGTATTTTATTTCCTTGTTAAGAAACTGATTGGTTGAATTTGTGCGTACTATTCGCCTGCGTAGGCGTCTACTCGCATACGAACAATTGCTTCGTTTTCACGGTTGTTAACATCACAGTCCAACCAACCACGTGTACCAAAGCCGAGCATATCGACTGGTGCGTCAACAGTTTCAACCGATGGTCGTTCCTGTCCGTCAAGCCAGTTGATAGAGAATGGAGCGTACTGTGGATCAGAAGGCAACAAGAACCAAGCTGAACGACTTGCATTGGCACTGAACGTCTTGTTAGCCAATTGAGTGTATCGCTTTACCTTGAACTTTCCGAACCAGTAGTTGTCTCGAACTTGCTTGGTGTTAGCAGTTGTGTTGCTAACATATTGTGGGTTCTTGACAATATCGTAAGCCAGTTGTTCTTGTGCTCGTGTTGCCACAAGCAAAGTCCAAGAGTCTTCGATGTCATTGATCCAGCTTGTCTTGCCCTTGTTGATGACTTGCTCAGAAGCCAAATCAAAAGCAATACCAAGTGAAGTTTCTGACAAAGCAGCAGCAGCATTTTGGTAGTCGTTTCCTGTACCATAAGCACCTTCTGCTGTAACTGTGAGGTCTGCTTCTGTGAAGAACGTACCACGTGCTTGGTGCATCAGACTTACCAACTTATGATCAGGAACCATCAAGGCACCTTCAAGCATCAAGTTAAGTAGTTCTTTGATTGCACCGAAGTCGTCGTTACGAATCATTTCACGAGTAAACAGGAGCATTTGAGCCTTGGTGTCCATCGTAGTTAGATACGACTTCTCTTTTCCAAAGCTTGCATGCTTGATTCGTCCATCCTTATCCAAACCTTCCCATTCGGTTCCACCACTTGGACGGAATCGTTGAGTTGGCTTGAAGTCAGATTGACTTGTCGAGTAGCACAGTTCCTTGGCCATGAATCCACGAATCTTCCAGGCTTCTTCCATGGAAACTCGTGTTACACGACCAAACAGGTTGGGCATGTCGATGCTACTGAATCCACCATGATTGTGGAGTCGTTCAGGCATATGCAATCGTGTGTGATTGATCTTACCAACAGTGTTCATCAATCGGCTGATGTCGCTGTGACCGGTAAAACCAGTTTCACCAGAACGATGTGCCACTTCAACAAGAAGCTCTTTCAAACCAATTGTTGGAGAGTCCATGACCTGTTCAGCAATCTTCTTGCCAAACTTCTGAGTCATGACCTTTTCACGGTTCTTGCTTGGAAGACAAGCATTAAGAACACGTGCTTCCAAAGTCAGAACGTCATCCTTGCCACGACGACCAATCTTCACAGTGTTTGGAAGTTGATTCTCAAGCTTACGAACATGAAGAACTCGCTTCAAACGAGTAGGCGACCATTGCTCGTCCCCTGCTTTCTGGAGGAGAGCTGCATGTTCAGGATACTTGTTCATCAATCGAGTTAGTGTTCCCAAGCCGACAACTGGCTTCTTATTGAGAACACGCTTGGTGGTTGGTCGCTTCTTCTTTGTCACAGTCTTGTCCTTATTGACAATTCGTTTTGGAGTTGGTGTTGGATCGGGACGACGTTTACGAGTTGGTAAAACCTTTTTGGTAGGTTTCTTTGCAGCATTCTTGATTCTGGTAAGTTCACCAACTTCAAACATGCTGTTCTTGATACGCATCATCGTTTCGGAATCTCGTCCCTGTTCGGTGATGGTCATTTCATCAAGAATTGCATTCTTGATTACATACATGGGCTTAGTGAATCTACGCCCATTGACAATTGTTCCCTTTGGAAAGAAGAACAACTTGATTCGTCGAGCATCCAATCCCATCGACATTTCAAACGGAAACTCTTCCGTCTTAGCTGCGTTGGTGATCTTCTTGGCTACACGATTTGTTTCGTCAAGAAGCCCTTCACCAGCAACTTTCTTGCGTGAGTTTTCAACTCGTGTAGTCTTACCGACAGGAGTTCGATGATTGTACATCATCTTCATCTTGCCACGATTGATGATTCGGAGAGTTTCCAAATCATACACTGCTGGATGGTCTAGCTTGTGATCGGAAAGATCAACTAGCCCTCCTGAGTAGCCCACGAACTCGATCTGTGTCGGTTTCTTTTTGTTCCGAATCACTTTGGCTTTTAGTGCCAGTCTTTTGACTGCCATTTATCATCTGTCCTCGTGCTTGGAGTAATAGTTTGAAATACTCTTTGGGAGTAATTCCGAATAGTTTGCAATCCTTCTGGATTTCCCTTCTGGCTACTAACCCTTGTTCATTATAAATTCGGGTAAGAGTCGCTGCACCACTTTCCAGATCAGTTGCACGAGCATTTGCTCTCTTGCCTGGATCAGGGTGTTCAAACAAAACATTGTAGTGGAAGGTTATGGGTGGCCGTCTATACTGTCTTGCAGATGATGGCAAGTACCCAGGCATAATACTTGCCAAGTCATACCACATCCAAAAGAAATATCGCACGGGTTGTTCAAAATCGAATCGATCAATCTTGACTGCATAGGACCAAGGCTGTAAGTCGATGTGAGCAGTAGCCATGTTACTGTCGGATGAATCTCCTAGTGCCAAAATAGTTGGCATGTTGATACATCGAGAAGCAGAACCTACCATCAAATCAACAAATTTGGATCGGTCTTCACTGACCTTTCCAAAGTCCAGCCCCGACAACTTAACTCCTGGGGGGAGATTGGGTACGAATCCTGGTTCATACTCAAACTTATCTTTACCCCAGTCTACGTTGACTGGCCAATATTGTGGATCGAATTCTAGGGCCATTGGTATGCTGGTTTGCATTTCAGTAGTTTTCAAGACGTTGGTGATATACCTACGAATTGAAGGATACATTTGAAATGCTGGAGCACATTCAGGCCAAAACTTATGGACACGTTGTCTGCTAAATACAATACACTTGTTCCTCTTGTTTGAGGGCATGTTGTAGTATTTAGTAGGTTCCAGCTTTCCATCCTCTTGGATGTAAACTGCTTTAACCTGTCCGTTGTCGTAGAACTCGACACCATCAACTACATCAAGTTTTCCAGTTGGTGATTTGAGATACTCAGCACCAACTATTTGAAAGGACAACTTGATGTCATGTTCAGTTTCAATGCGAATAGGAATAGCTACAGCAATTCCAGTTCTTGCAGCTACTCGACGCATTTCTCGAATAGCTGAACCAATCTTGTTCTCTACACCCCATTGAATGAATCGATCTTCAATTGAATCGCATAGGTCATTTTCTTCGACCAATGCAACTGGGATTGGAATCGATCCACAACAATGTTCTGAAAGTGTGTTTAACACTCCAGAATAGTATGGGTTCTCTTCGTCTTCAATCAAGGAACAATTGATTAGTGTTCCTCGAAATACTGGAGTTTTCTCTTTGTAGATATTCCGTTGTATTACAAAAGGATCGCCATTATTCTTCGCATACCGGTAATTGTTAATTCGATCCCACCATAGACCGAGGTCTTCTTTAACACGCCCAGCAGCGTTTTTAATCCTATCTAGGATTTGGTCTTTGTGAGGTAAATTAATCATTTATCGGCTTATGAAAACGTCAATTGGATCAGTGCCAGAAAAACTTGCTACGACGAAACACAACCAACCAGGACCAACAATTTGGAATTGATTGGTAGCTGTTATTTCTAATTCAGTTCCATCAACAAAGACACCAGCAAGATTGTCAGTGTTGTTTGGATCTTTTGTGGATTTCGGAGTGATTGTTGCAGTTGTACCACTAGGATAGGTAACGTCCACCCTGTTCATTCCTGGGCGGAGAGGGTACATATCACCTGGGGTTGCTGCGTTTGCAGCAATAGTTCCTACTGGATGTGGGAGTTTTGTCGTCATGGTTACCTACGTTATGATGTTTAAGTTTATTAGAGTGTCATCCGTTGAATCGACAATTTTGGCTCTAATAAAAATGTCTTTGTCTAGTTCAAGAGCCAGAAATCGTCTTTTCTTCATTCTCTTGATAAGAGTAAACTTTTTTGGATTATTAACGGAACATGCTTGTATTTCTACGTATGCTCCATCAAGAACGCTGTCTCGTTGTAATTCAATTAAACAACGAGTTTTTGTTGTTTTGTACGAAGAAGAAACAACATTTCCATTTTGTGAAACGAAGGCATTATTGATTAGCATGGTTTATCCTACGTAATTTTGTACTGTTTCTAAGTTTTTACCTGTTAAGGTATCTTCGTATAGGAATAGACGATCTACTCCATCTGTTTTAGATCGTAGGAATGCTGTATCAGAAGGAGTTACTACTCCATTTAACGCATCTCCTATTTTCCATGTTCTTGGTACTGAGCGTCCATTTAACTCTGCTGCTAAATCTGGATTGAAGTCTATTTGTGACCAAGGATTTCCAAACTTACCAGCTACAATGGTTTTAGCTGTACCTGCTGCTGTGTTATTTCCTGATATATGCCCAGGGACAAATGCACCGTTACCAGCAACACCACCACCATATTGTACAGACCAGTCTTTGGCTTCACCTGTTACATAGTTAGCCCACTGGGTAGCTGGTGTTCCTCCACTAATCGCATTTGATATAACACCACCATTTCCAG